CGCGGCCCGCCGTCGCCTTGATCTGCGCGACGTTGGTCGTCGCCGCCGAGACGATGTGATGGATCGACGCTGCGCCGGTCGCGTTGGCGCGGACTTGCAGGCCAACGTCACCGATTGCCGCAGTCCCGGCGACGAGGGCGGGCTGCGTGAAGCTTACCGGCTGCGTGCCGCTGATCTGCGCGGCAGGAATCGGCTCGGTCGCATACGTGCCGGGCACGAACGTCCAAACCTGCGTGCCGGAAGTGAAAGCAGTCGCGCGGACTCGGAAATACTTGAGCGCGTTCACCGACAATTCCCAAGCGTAGGCCGGTGCCGCAGCCAAAACGCCCGTGGTCAGTTCGATGGTGTTCGCGTTGGATCGGACGGCTTGAACCGCGAACCAGTTGCCATCGGTGCCGTTGGTCGAGTTCAAGGAGCCTTCAAACGTGACGTTTGCGCCAGCAAAGGTGCCGGAGCAATGAATCATCAAGTTTGAAAAGCGCACACAGTCAACAAAGACCGTCTGCCCGTTCGCCGTGATGTTGCCCGTGATGGCCGCATACGATGCGGGCTTGCTCGCAACCTTAAGCCGCCCCTCATCGTCAATGTTCAAGACGGTCATATCGCCGTCAGCGGCGGGGCTGCTGTCAGCGTCACGGCGGCGGGCGAGGATTAGCTGCCCATCGCTTCCGCTGATGTAGGGCTGATTGGATGTGCCAATCGTGCCATTGAGCGTGGTCAGCAGCGCCTGAATGGCGGCGAGTAGCGTGTTCCCCGAAGCGTCAGCGACCGGCATCGGGTTGGTCGCGTCCACGTCGTTGTAGACGCCCGGCGCGCCCCAGCCGGTCTTGCTGCGCGCGTAGTGGACGCCGCCGATCTCGTTGGTGGCTACCTGCGGGCCGCCGACGCCTTCCTGCGTGGTGAGGTTGTCCATGCGTTACTGCACCTGCGGAGCGACGCTGACCATTCGGCCCTCGGCGTCGCGGATGATCTGGAGGCCCTGCGGCGGGACGGCGCTGCGCTCGGCGATGGCTTTCACCTGCTCGGCCAGCGCCTGCACGGCCTGAATGACGGGGGCGATGCGCTCGTCTGCGGCTGCGCCTGCGATCTCGCCGCCGAGGCTGATCGGGAGGCCCAACTTGGCGGCCTCGATGCGCTCGCGGCTCTGAATCTCGGCGGCCTTGGTGCGCTCCTCGGAGGCGATGCGCTCGCGCTCGATCTGGAGCTTGATCATGTTGTCCTGCGCGGCACGCTCGGCCGCGGCCTGCGCCTTGATCTGCTCGGCCTGAACCAGCGCCTGCGACTGCACCACGGCGTCGGGCGACGGCTCGGGCGGCGTCTCGGGCTGCGGGTCTTCGTCCTCGGCGGCCGGCGCGGTGAAGAACTGCTCGGCGTCGCGGAAGCCCTGCGCCTCGGCGAAGCGCGCGAGGGCGTTGAAGGCGTTCATCGGGCTCACCAGCCCCGGCACCAGCATGCCGGCCTTCTCCTGCATCGCCATGATCGACTGCAGGCCCGCCAACTGCACCGAGCGGGACATCGAGCCCATGCCGACGGACACCGTCAGCCGGTAGCGGGTGTGCCACTCGCGCGGGTTCAGCGCCAGCCACCGGCCGTTGACGCGCAACTGCATCTCGCGGTCTTGGTACTGGCACAGCGACTTGAGGACGAGGCGATAAAGGCGCTTGACGCCCGTCTCGGCCAGCACGCGGGCCATCAGCTCCACGCGCTGCATGGCCGACGCCATCATGTCCTGCGCGCCCTCGGACCCGATCTTCGTGTCGCGGAGCGCACCAGCGCCGAGGCCCTGGTTGAACTCGCCCACGCCGGTTCGGGCGTCGCGCACCTTGTTCACGTAGTCGATGAGGCTGAGGCCGTCGCCTGCAATGCTCGGGATCGTCAGGTCGCGCACGCCGTCGATGGATTGCGCCTCGACCACGCTCCCCGGCACCGGGTTCAGCAGGGCATCCAGATCGACGCCGGCGCTTTTGCTCACCAGCCGGATCGGGTTGTTCACGAGGTAGGCGTTGTCCAGCACCTGCCGCGTGAGCGCGGTCTTAATGCGGACGATGTCCTCCAGCAGGTCGTACAGGCCGAGCCCGATCACCCGGTAGGGCATCAGGATCGGCGAGAAAACCGCGAAGGGGTGGTCGTCGGTGACTTCGTTCTCGAGGACTTCGTGGCCGGCCTTGAGCACGCGCCGGTACTCGGCCACGCCGTCGCCGTCGTAGTCACACAGAATCCACGCCTCCACCACGTCGATCTTGCGCTGGCTCCGGTCGCCCTGGTCCGTCGTGGTCGGGTCCCAGCCCTCGCGGTCGTAGCGGTCGGTGAGCTCGGCGCTGTTGCCGATCTCGGCCGTCGGCAGCGTGTCCACCAGCTCGGGGTCGATGCCCCGGCTGATCAGGTCGCTGGCCGTGATGTTCTTGGGCTCGTGGGCGATGAAGCGCGGGCGCTCGATGCTGCGGGCGTCGCGGGCGATGCGGAACTCCTCGGGCGGCACGCCTTCGAGGCGATACTCCTTCCGGGGCTCGCGCAGCTTCACGCGCACGTCGAACAGCATGGCCGGCTCACCCGTCGCCGGGTCGGTCGCCTGCTGGTAGCTCGGCTGCAGTTCGACGATCTCGACCTTCGGATCAGCGCCCAAGGCTTCGAGGCCCATCGGGTCGAGGCCGCTGTAGGCCTCCTCGCGCTCGTCGAAGGCTTCCTCGCACCACACCTTCACCACGCCGACGCGCTGGATGAGGCACGTCTTGATGGCGTCGTGCAGGGTCGTGAAGCCGGGGTTTTTCTCCCAGATCACATGTGAGCAGGCCGCGGTGGCGTCCTTGCACGCCTGCTCCTCGGAGGGCGCATCGGGCTCGAACCGGGCGATTTCGTCGCTGCCGGCGAACAGGCGCATCATCGAGGGCATCGTCCACTCGACGGCATCGAGCAGATCCTTCGACACGACGCGGCTGCGGTTGTCGATGTCGGGCGGGGCCAGGTCGCCCACGGCCTCGCCGTTGTAGAACTCCAGCGCCCGCTGGCGGTCGTTGGCGAGCTGGTCGTCGTACCCGAGGCTCTGCTCGAGCTCGTCGTCGATCAGGCGGGCGAGGTCGTCGTCGGACATGCCTCGGGCCGCCGCGTCGGGAAGCTCGGCGGCGGTGTCAAGGATGGGGTCCATTCGGTTCTCAGGCGACGCCCAGGCGCGGCGCGCTTCGGCGCGTTCCGCTCGTGGGCATGTGGGAATTGCTCAGGAAGTCGACGGCCATCAGGCCGAAGCCGTCGGCGGCGTGGCTCGACCAGTCGTGGTTGGGGCCGAGGCCGATGCCTCGCGCCTCGTCGCGCTTCTCGTGGTAGTAACCAAGCGCCTCGCGCCCGGGGTCGGTAGTTGTTTCGTGGAACCAGCAGGCCGGGAACACGCGCCGGACGGCCTCGATGCGCTTCGACGCAGCGCCTGCGCCCATGTTCGGGATGACGCGCGTCGAGAACCCTGCGGCCTGCAGGGCGCTCTCGTAGCTGATGCTGTAGACCTTCTCGGCGTTCGCCCCGTCGTGGGGGAGGACGCACTCGGCGCGCTGGTAGCCGTTGTCGCGCAGCCAGTTCACATGCGCCTCAAGCGGCTGGCCGACCGCCTCGTAGTAGTTCAGGACGCGCACCTGCGACCCGACGAACTGGACGACCCAGATCGCCGTCGCGTCAGCCCGCGCGCCCGTGCCGCCGATGTCCCAGTAGGCCCGAGTCGTCAGCAGTGGATCAGGCGAGACGACGCCGATGCGGCCCTGCGCCCTCGCCTCCTGTAGCTGCTTGGCGAAGTACGCGCCGACGAGGATGCGGGCGTAGTCGCCCTCCCAGACGTGCGCGTAGTTGTCCGGGTCGATGCGCAGGGCGTCGAGGCGCTCCTGCTGCAGCTCGGCCGGCAACCACGGGTTGTCCGACCAATTCGCCCGCACCACGATGGCGTCACTCGGGCGCTCAGGCCCGCGCAGCAGCACGTCGATGGGGTCAGTCTTGCGCCGCGGATTCCAGCTCGCCCAGATCTGCGACCCCGGCGCGCGGATGGTCGGGCGCAGCAGGCTGAGGCTGTGGGCGCTGAGGCTCTGCGCCTCCTCGATCCACGCCCGACGGAAGCCCTCGAGCGACTTCACCGACTCAGCGGTGTGGTCCTGCATGCCCTGGAAGATCACGACGCCGTCGCCGGGCGTCTGAATCCGGTCCTTGAAGACCTTGAACCCATCCCGCTCGCCCAGCCCGTGCTCGGCCAGCTTCGCCTCGATCAGGCGCTTGGAGGACTGCTCCAGCGACTTCTGCACCTCGCGGATGCAGACGGCCAGCAAGCCGACGCCGCCGTTGTCGCCTGGGGCGCAGACGGCATCCTCGACCATAAGCCCGCCGAAGAACTGCGACTTGCCCGAGCCTCGGCCACCGTGCGCGCCCTTGTAGCGGGCAGGCTGCAGCAGGGGCTCAAAGACCTCAGCGGTCGGAATGGTCAGCGCGGACAATGCGCCGCTCCACGACCCGATGCTCGACCGGCCCGCCGCCCTCGCCCACGTGTTCCGTGCGGGCCAGCTTCGGGATGTGGTACTCGGCAGCCTTGAGTGCCAGGTCGAACGCCTTGGCCGGGTCGACCGCCGCCACCTGCTCCAGCCAGCCGGCCATCTTCGGCGCGGCGAGCTGCATCATCTGGGCGATGGCAGCGCGCACCTCGGCGGTAGCCTTGTTGGGCGAGCCGGGAGGGCGTCCACCCTTGCTGCGCTTCGTTTCGGCGGGTTGTTTATCCACAGGGTGCAGCTCCCAGCAGCTCCCTCTCGGGTTGGCCGCTTGGTCAGTTGGGGTGCGCTCCCTTGCGGGTTGGCGCGGATAGGTGCCCGCAGGCGCGGCGTCTCCCGACCGGGCGGCGCGGGACTCAGTTCTTGCGCGTGCTCAGCACTCGGGCCGGCGCGGTGTGGAGCTCGACGCTCTCCCAGCGCCGCTTCTCGGTCAGGAACTCAAGGCCCTTGTCCGTGACGCGGTAGGCCGGCACCTGGTCGATCTTGAGCAGGGCGGCCAGCGTGGCCTCGCAGTTGATGACGTACTCGACGCCATCGGGAGCGGTCAGGTAGATCGGGTCGGGGAAGTCGACCGCGAGCGGCTCGTCCTCGCCCTCGGCCTTTTCGGTTTCGGGTTCGTCGGACATGGGCGGGCCTACTAAGAAAGAACCCCCGCGTGCCGCAGGCAGAGGCAGGGGTCGTCTTGTGGTTTGCGAGGCGGCGCATCGGCCGGGAAGCCCCAGCCCAACGCCCCGCGTCCGGGGCCGCTTTCCGCCTTCTGCACTGGGCTAGGCTTTGCGGCTTCGTCAATTCCACCGCGATTTGAGCGTCACCAGCGCCGCAATAGGTGCCGCGCTTACTACCCGAAGGCCTAGGCGCGGTCTTACTAGACGGCACAAGGCCGTAGACAAGGTTGCCGCTGCGGGTGTCCAGACTTGCGGCCCGCCATGTGCGAGCCTCCCGAGTCCCCCAGCCCTGCACTCTGGGCAATGGGCGGCTTCCAGCGGCAAGGGCGCGCGTCTTTTCGGCAACGCTTGCCCTACCTGACCACTAAAACACGGGATTTAGCCCCGTTCACCAATCCGGCTGTCTGCAATGCGGACGCGGTGAACGTTCGCGAACAGCATCGCCCGATAAGTCTCTAGGCCGATGGTCATGCCCCCGGCTACAGCGTCACGGATGCGGATGTATGTTGCGGGGGCAAGGTTGAATTGCTCGGCACGCTGGCCCACCCCTAGCGGCTGCTTACCGTGGACGACCATAAACAGCGCGTCCTTAGCAGCCTGCCTGAGCCAGCCATTGCGCCTCGCCCGCTGCGCTACCTCACTGTGCCCGGTCTTGCGCTTGGCACGCGCCACAGCCCGCGCCATTGCGATTGCGTAGGCTTCTAGCTTCCGTTCAAAGATGCGATCCCCCGCGACAATCGTCCGGTACAGGGGCCAGCCGGGGAAACGGTGATCGAATTGATCGTCTGTCCACTGGATCGCCGTTAGGGCGGTGTCCCCCAGCTGCCCAGTGAAAAGGGCGTCGATTCCGGGGCCGCGAATGTCCCAGCACCCCTTAAAGTCGAGGGCTTCCGTGCCCTCCGGCGCTTCCTTGCGCTCTGCACTCATTCCAGTGAGTCCCTAACCGATTCAGCCGCCAGCATCGACAGCACCAAGCCAACGCCGCCAGCCGGAAACAGGCCCGCCGATGGCAGCAGGGCAAGCGCTACGATCCAGCAGGCGACGAACACGACAACCCCGGCCACGACGGCCAATGCGGACTCTTTCATGGCTCCCTCGCCAGCGTGAAACGCGATTCCGCGTCTTTGTAGTTAGCGCGCAGCCATTCCCCGATGCCCTGCCCCGTCGCCCATCGGCACAAATAGTCGATGGTGAGCGGCATCACACAGTAGTCACCGTTGCGCACCTCGTTAAGCACGACGATTCCGCGCCAATGGGATTGCCCCTGCGCGCCCCGGTAATCCTCGTCGTGTGCGTAGAAGCTGCCAGCCACCAGCCCGTGCCAGTTCGCGCCGGATGCCTGAATCCGCGTGCCGTAGCGCAAGCCCTGTTCGTGGCCCTGAACGAAGCTCGCGCCGATCTTGTTTAGGCGGTTGTCGATGCTGCCGCCGATAGCGTGGCTAGAGTGCGGGGACTGGAAGAAATGGGAGTAGACGATGCCGTCGATCCAGACGCGCTCAAGGAAGCCGTGGCGCTTGAATCCTGGCGTCAGCAAGTGATGATCCCCGATCATCCCTGCGAACTTCGGGTTCTGGTTCAGCGCCCTATGGATTCGCTGCTCATGGTTGCCGAACAGGAAATGACACTCCGGCTCCCAATAGCGTTTCTTGTTGCGCTTGATCCGCGCCACTTCCTTCTGGATCGGATCGGACAACAGGCGAAAGGCGGCAT